CATTTCCAAATGGTAAAGCTCGACTACCCAATTTTGCGAGACCGCGAGGAACTATAGATTTCGCCATTGAGGCAACTACTTCCGGTGTTGCTTTTATAAATCGACCAGTTATAGGATCTCTAAAACGCACAGCGACTTCTGCAATTGCCGCTACAGAGGTTCTTGCAGAGGAGCTCCTGGTGCTAGATAATAGAGCGTTAGTAAATGCGGCGCCAGTACGAACAATACTATTAATAATCTTATAAGATTCAATACCAAATCTACCAAGCGCAAAAGCTGCAGATTTTATACCTTGGAATAATCGTTTGAAAAAAGGATATAATCTTTTTAAATATGAAAATACTTTACCCACCATTCTTTTAGCAAAATTCAATATTCTTCCACCAAGTTTTTTCAAAAAATTAACAGCTTTACTCAAGACTCTAACAAGCCAACGACCTATAGCACGAAATATGTTTTTCAGTACCCTAAAGATAGATTTGAACAACCCCTTTATCATTCTATATAAAAGGCTCAATGCTCTTAGAATGTTCAATAGACTTTTGCCAAATCCAAGAAATGATAACCAACTAAATCCAGATTTTTTTTCTTTTTGTTCTTCTGTTGTGAGTTCTTCTGTTGGTGCCGCCAATTCTTCTGGTTCAATGCGCTCAGGTTTGGTTAACTCTATGAGTTCATCGACTCTTTCATATAATCCCTTCGAGTGTTTTTTAAATCTATCATCGGTGACTGCAGAGGCTATAAAGTTCTGAATCACTCTTATGGGGGAAGATTCCTTTTCTTCTTCTTTCTTTTTTCTGAAAAAAGAACCCATAAAAGACACAGTCATAGCTAATCCTGCGATCAGTTCTTTATCTGATCCAGAAGATCCAGCTGTTAGTGAGGGTAAACTCGCCATCTTACTTTCTTTGTTGTGCCTTTAATTCGGCTTCTTGTTTTTTCTTTTTCAAATACGCAATTAACATATTAACGTAAATTTCCCTCTCCCAAGGTATCATATTTTCTATTTCAGTCAAACTATACTTGTGATACTGCATTAAAGAAAAGTTAACATCATAGTAATTGTGAAGAGTGTTATGAGAGAGGGATATCAGAAAAAATCTGCGATACCTTCAAACCTAACCGTATCTTCCTGCCCACATTTCACACAATTATAAGTGACCGAATGGGATAACTTTGGCATAGTTTCGAAAAAATTTGCAATCTTAGTGAATTGTTTGGTATCAAGAGATTCGATGAACTGCACAGCTTCTTGTAGATTATCTGGCGTATATACTTCATTTTCATCAAATACAGATTCGATGCACGAAGCAATCATCTCAAGTTCCATCTTATTGGTTTGCATATTTTTCATGATATTCTTGATTTCATTAGCAGTAGGATATTTCATAACTGCACCAAGATTATCTGTGATCATAACTTTATTGCTATGGTTTTCATCAAATTCTACATTGACTTGTTCTAGATTAATCTGAACCTGAGTAACGCCAGAGCACTCTTCACCTTTCCTATTAATTCCCTTCGAATGGCGATATTCGAATTTCGAAATTTCTCCAACCGACTTTGCTCTGATTTGAAGGAACAAATATTCCAAATCAAAGAACGGCAACTTTCCGGCATCTATCTTATTTTCTACGCATGCTTCAATAGTATCCTTGATCGCCTCTATCATAGAGGCTTCGCTCTTGGATTCCATTGCAATAAGAAGTGCCTTTTCTTCTTTGACCAAAAATGGTCTGAAAGAAACCTTTTCTTTTGTTGATGGAATTTCTGTTAAAAATTTAGGTGCAACAATTTTAGGTAATGCCATTATAACTCACTCCCATGTTAAAGTCCAATATTTTTAATAACCTGATTCGCCGTTCCGCCCACATTTCGTATTATACCAAGCGCATTTCTTGCTTTAAATAAATTTGTGGCACTCAAAAAACTAGAACTTTCTTTTTTTGTAGAAGTATAGTTTTCGGTGTAATATCTGTAATTGAATTGTAATTGCAGTTTACCATAGCTGTTGGTTTCGCCCCAATCTAAATTCATTTCCTGAACATCAATTGGGTACACTTCATGAAATTTAACTTCGAGCACAGGCTCAACTTTCTGATCTCTGATTCCCGGAAACAATGATGAAAGTCCAGTCTTACCAATAGGCACACTTGGATCAAATCCAAACGCTCTTGCAATATCTCCAACTTCATCGAAAACTGTTCTATTGCTATCACCCTGAAATTTGGGGGACTCGGCAAACGCAAGAATTTGTATGCTACAACCTTGTGCTGCTTCCTTATAATAATGTGAATCAAACCCTAAGGATTTGTTCTGAACTTCGTTTTGTGTTCTGCTTCTGCCGACGAGCATATCTTGCCATCTAGAAAACAATTCACGTTCTTTGGTAGTTTCACTTAAAATAACAGACATTCTTAATGGCATACTGTCGTATTTGTATGGAATGCGTCTCATAGGACCATAATATTGCTGATCAATCGTCCGAATCGCTCGCATAGGAAGTGCAGTAGATTCTACTCGTAACGACATAGACCTGACATCAAACAATTCTTGAATATAAGGATTTGTTGGTGGTGTCATGATCACCAAAAAATGATAAGGTCGAAAGACACCAGTGTTTTGTATCTCACTGTTAAATCGATTAACAGAAAAAGATGAATACTGTTCAGTCATATGATTCTCCTGAATTCTTCATTATTTATAATATACATAGGAAGATGAGAACATATAAAGGCAAATTCAGACCAAAAAATCCCACGAAATATAAAGGGGATCCCACCAACATAATCTATCGTTCTATGTGGGAATTTCGCGTTATGCGACAACTAGACGAGCATCCCCAGGTAATCCAGTGGTCTAGTGAAGAAGTGGCGGTTCCATATAAATCTCCAATTGATGGAAAATTTCACAGATATTTCCCCGATTTTATTGTAAAAATGAAAGATCGAGAAGGAAACATAAAAGTCAAGATGCTAGAAATCAAGCCAGCAGCACAATCAAAACCACCAACAGTACGAAAAGACGGCGAAAGGATATCCAAAAAGTATATCACTGAAGTTGCCCGATGGGGTATAAATAGTGAGAAATGGAAATCCGCCGAGGAATATTGTAAAGACCGAGGCTGGACGTTTCATGTCATAACAGAGAAAGATCTTGGCATAAAATAATGGTTGCGTATATCTTCGAACCAATTTTGCAAAGGGGAATGCAGAGTAATCGCATTCCCAATCTATCCGCTGATTCATCGATGTGGTATCGTAATCAGGCGAAGAAGATAGCGGTCGCAAATCCACAAACTATGCTCAAGAACGATCGATCCAGACTTATGCAGTTTCCTATGATCGGAAGAATGTATTTGTTTGCATATGATCCCAAGCACAAGAAAACCTTGCCATATTACGATAGATTTCCACTAATCATTCCCGTCGATACAATAAAAACTTCTGGTAGATTATCTAGCGGTGATGGGTTTATGGGTATCAATCTTCACTATCTTCCTCTGATACTTCGTGCCAAACTGATGGATGCTTTGTATCAATATGCAAGCGATGAAGAACTCAATGAAACTACAAGATTGAAGATATCGTATAATATTTTACAGAACGCTTCGAAATTGAAATATTTTAAACCTTGTGTAAAGCAATATTTGTTCAGTCACGTCAGATCTAGATTTTTTCTTGTTGATCCGACCGAATGGAATATTGCACTATTCTTACCATTAGATAGATTTATGAAAGCTGATAAAAACATAGTTTACAAAGATAGCAGGAGTAAAATCTAATGGGTGAAGAAACACTTGCAGAAATTTTAATTTCAGCACCAAGTATTCGGGATACAATGCGCGCAGACGAGTTAGACCCATTATCTGTTATAGAAACAGTTACTCCAGCGACAGCTAATATAAAATATTATGCTGGAACAGATGTTCCTCATAGGGCATTATTTTATCTTTATAGATGGAACGGTATTGCTGGAAGATTAGTCGGTGGACAACAATCTAATCCTAGAAACGCATATAGTGCGGTTTCATTGCCAATGCCAGGCAATCTTGAAACAACATATGGTGTTAATTATAGCGAAGAATCTGTGGGTGGATTAACTGCTGGTATATTGAATGCAGTTAGTGGCGGAAATTTGACTGAATCGCTTGGTCAGGCTGGGACGGGGTTGATAGGAGACTTTCTAAACAAATACGCAATTGGACAAGTTGCAACTGCCCAAGTTGGGATTGCTAGAAATCCTCACCAAGTTGTGTTTCTGCAAGGTGTAGATTTTAGAACATTCCAATTTAATTATAAATTTTCACCTCAATCGCGCGAAGAAGCCTTAGAATTATTGACTATAATTAACACATTCAAGTACGCAATGTCTGTCGATACAGTTAATGTAGAAAAAGTTAACCAAGCTGCAGATTCATTTAACGATTCATTTAATGAAGACGGCACCTTCGATTCTCTCGCGGGAAGTATACAATCTGTTGTCGAATCTGTTGTCGGAGGTGCTGCCAAAAACTTTTTTGCTTATCCTGACTATTTCGAAATTCAATTCTTTCATCACAATAATCCATCGAAATATCTGTTTAAAATCGGACCTTCTGTACTGACTTCATTCAATGTTCAGTATCATCCAAATAGCGTACCATCATATGCAACTCCATTTGATGCTGATGGAGAAGACTCATTTCCAACACCAACTCAGGTTGATATAACCATGCAGTTCAAAGAACTCGAAATTATCACGAGAGATAGGGTAGATGGGGGAAGATAATGCACTATTTTTCAAAACATCCTCGCGTCTTTTACGATCTGCAAAAAGATAATCGTATTACCAGACCAATTGATATTACTCGAAGAATATCACTCAGAGATTTTGGTGTAAATAGAAAATGGATTTTGTATGATTATTCCATCAAAGACGGCGACAGACCTGATATGCTGTCATACAAATATTATGGGGATTCTACTCTTGATTGGGTCATTTTTCTAACTAACAATATCATTGATCCATATTACGATTGGCCATTAACTCAATACAATCTTGAACAATATATCACTCAAAAGTATGGCAGTCTTTCTACTGCACAAGGTCAAATTC